TTAGAACAAGCCCCCAAGCGATAATGGTTGCCAGTTCATGATCACCAACTCGCCGGTCACCTCGGCTTTACACTGCCGCTGATTGGTGGTGCTGTAGCGGATGTCTAGGCACTCAAAGTGGAAGCCGTCGAAGACTCGTCGGATATCTGGGTGGTCATTGATACTGACCATCACCCTGCCCTTACACCGACGCATGAATTCGGCCATGCGCTCGTACTCCTCAAATGGGAAACCCACCCCGTAGCCGGCGGTCTGCCAGTACGGCGGGTCCATGTAAAAGAACGTGTGCGCTCGATCGTAGCGCTCGGCACAGTCAAGCCAAGGCAGGTGTTCAACGTACGTCCCGGCGAGACGCTGCCACGCGGCGGACAGGTTCTCTTCGATGCGCAGCAGGTTGATGGCCGGCCCAGTGGTGGCGGTACCGAACGTCTGCCCAGTGACTTTCCCGCCGAAAGCGTGTTGCTGAAGATAGTAGAAACGAGCAGCACGCTGGATGTCGGTCAGGATCTCGGGGCGCGTCATCTTCTGCCACTCGAAGATCTGCCGGGAGCTGAGCGCCCATTTGAACTGGCGGACGAACTCCTCTAGGTGGTTCTGCACAACGCGGTAGAGGGTGACCAGGTCACCGTTGAGATCGTTCAGCACCTCCACTGGCGCGGGCTGGGGACGCATGAAGAACAACGCGGCACCGCCGGCGAAGACTTCGACATAGCATTCATGAGGGGGAAAGAGAGGGATCAGGCGGTCGGCCAGGCGGCGTTTGCCACCCATCCAGGGAATAATTGGAGAGGTCATAGGTATGCAAGTCTTTACTGTATGAATAAACAGGTGTTAGGCTCGCCGCGCTTTGTGCACAAGGCAGAGGCTGCGGCTGGACTTGCAGGAAGGGTCTGCGGGTTCGGCGGGCCGGGCTGGATGTTGGCGCATCTACCCGGCTCGCCTCTTTTCATTTGGTGACTGTGCGAACGTAGGCCTGGCAGGCCTTCAGTGCGATCAGTCCTCGGTCACCGTCGTCGGTAATGCCGATAATTCGTTGAGCATGCGCTGGGTCAAGTCGGGCGCGAACGGCTCCATGAACCACGCCTCCGGTGCAGGCGGCTTCTCGCATCCCACCATCACAACCCGAGGCGGCAGAGGTCCCGGCGTCGACAAGGACTGACAGCCGCATGTCAGCAGTAGCCAGCCTGTCACGCAGGCGAGCCTGAATCTGTTGCGCATCGTTCATCTCCTTCCAATGTGTTTTGCCCTGCTCCTGCAGGCGATCCTCCAGGTCTTTGCGCTGACTTTTCTGCTCAGCCAAATGCTCCAGGGCTGCAGCTGAAGCTTCCTCACGCTCACGACCGTAAGCCCGATCCTTATCCGCCAACTGCTGGACATAATCTGCTGCCTGGTCAGATAACCGCTTTCCGTATTCGCTGGCCTGCCATACCCAGGCCCCACGCCCGCCGGTATAGAGCCCGACCGCCACGGCCAGAAGTGCAATACGCCAATTCATCGGCACTACTGCAGCACCTCGAGCGCACGCTTGTAGAGTGCCTGGCGATCCTTTAAGCCATTCAGGCCACCATTGATACGGCGGGTGATCAGCTCGAACACCGAGTCATCGGCCTGCAGCACCTTGTCCGCGAGGCTATTGAGCCCCGCCCGCTGCCAGTACCAGCCGGCCGACAGCGACGCGTAGACCGGCTGCTCTAGCAGGTCGGGGGTGTTGAGCAAGCGGCTGTCGCCGAACAGTGCTTCGCTGCAGGCCTCATAGTTGTCGCGGCCGGTGATCTGGATAAGCCCACGGCCACGGTATCGCTGCCCATCACCATCAGCCTCCGGGGTGTTGCCGAGGCGCTGCGCCAGGCGCCCAGTGTCGTACTTGGCCAGGTAGGCATCGCTACCGAGCTCTCGCACATATAGCAGCTGGCCAGACTCATGGCCGACTTGCGCAAGGAACGCAGCCATACGCCGAGGGGTGATGATCGAGTACTTGCCCATTGTTGCGTTGAGGCCGGGAACAAAAACGCCGGCTTTTCGGCCGGCGTTGGGGAGGATCTGTTGCAGCTGCTGTACAGAGATAGCCATTTAAGTCTCCAGTGATGGTCTCTTTGTCTGTGCAGTTAAAGCTGCACGACTTCGAGAGGTGTTGAGGTTTTCTTGTTCTTCCCAGCGGCCTTGGCCTTGCCCTTCTTGCCGCCATTGCATTCAACGGTGGTCGACCAGCCCGATTGGGTGAATACCTGTTCCAGGGAATCCACCAGGTACTCGCCATCAAAGCCATCCTTGAAGCCCTGGGCATTGATCTGGCGTTCTGCGAACAGGTCGACGCGCCCCGGCATTTCCAAGCGCACCCCGGCGGTCGAGCGATTGAACGCCGCCAGGCGCGCCTTGGCGGCCTGCTCGGCAGCGGTCTTGTTCGGGTGTATATGGCGGTCCGTATGCACCGGAGGCAGGCCGTCCGGGGCGTCGTCGTTTTTCAGCTCGATAACGTCCAGGGTGCCGGTCTTGGCATTGTGGTGGGTGGCCTTGACGCTCTTGTGGGTCGCTCGGTCCCCGAGGCGGAACGAATAGCGGCTAACGTCCGAGCGGCGGATGGTGATCGCCGGCAGCGTTTTGCCGCTGGCCGTGACACCCGCCTGCCGCTTGAGGACCAGCAACTTGCCGTTGGCCACCTTGGCGGTACAGTCATGCAACCGGGCAATGCGGGTAATAAAATTGTAGTCCGACTCGCCCAGCTGGTCCGCTCGCGGCACAACGGTCTGCACATCGCAGGCCGGTACCCAGCCATTGCGGCGGGCCACCGTGGCGACAATCTCGGCCAAGGTCTTGCCCTCGAAACTGCCGTTGCGGGTGGTCTTGCCGCTGCCGCGCATGTCGCTGGCTTTACCTCGGATCACCAGCGTGTCCGGCGGTCCGGTCAGCTCCACCTCATCTACCGTATAGCTGTTGATGCGGGTCAGCTGCGCGCCGTCATAGCCCAAGAAAATCTCGACCTTGGCGCCGCGCGACGGCAGCGAAACAGCCTGGTCCCGGTCATCAATACGCAGCTCGAACTCGTCCGACTCCATGCCGGGCTTGTCGAGGGTGCGCAGCATCAGCAGGCGATCATTGATCAGGCGCGTGATATCGGTACCGTCAGCGACGATACGAAATTGCGGTTTCATGGAAAGCTCCAGTTAGGCGGGATGCTAGTCCCACAGCTGGACGGTCAGCTGGTCAGTTCTAGCCAGTTCGGGAAGGGTGATCAGCACCCCGGCGCGGTAGGGTTGCGGCTCGACGGATAGGCCCGGATTGGCGCCCAGCACGGCCTCCACCGTGCCACTCAAGTGCCCGTAGTAGTGGAAACAGATAGCGTCGAGTACATCGCCGTCAGACGTTCGACAGATCATCGCCATAACGCGTGAACTCCAGGGTGAATGCCTGCTTGCGCGGGATTCCGCCCTGCAGCAGCGTGGGTTGTTCTTCCTCGATGTCGGTCAGGCACCAATTGCCCAGCACCTGGCCATAGCCGGTGGTCAGTCCCAGCGGCTGCAGCTGGCCACCGATGCTGCGCAAGGTGTCGAGCTGGCCGAGGCCGCCCCGGAACGAGGGGAAAATTGCGCCCTTGAGTGTCAGGCGCTCATCACCAATCCCGACTGCCTGCTGCGCAGAGCGCCGGGTAAGGCGCTCCTGAGCCGCCCAGCGGAAGGAGGTTTTGCGCCGCAGCTCGTCAAAGGCCGCCGTGTCCAGGTTGAAGTAGAACGGCTCCGCCTTGACGCTCAGAGGCTGCAGGATCAGCAGGTGGGGAAACGCCTTGATAGATTCTTTGGGCGGGTCTTCCTTGGGGCGGATCGAGGCGCTGGAGAACATTTCCGACAGCGAGAAATTGGACAGCATGCCGCTGATACCGCCGGCCTGGTTGTACTTGTCCGCAATGTTGGAAATGGCCTTCTTGGCCCTCTCCGCCTGCTCGCCAAACTCGGCCACTCGCTCCTGCACTTGCGTGACCGCGTTGCTGGCCTGGTTGTAAACGGCCAACACCTTGCCGACTTTGGCCTGGGCTTGGGTGATGCTGCCCATGACCCGGTTCAACTGGCCACCGATCAGCTCCCCCACCACCGGCAGGGTTTCCAGCTCGGAAACCGCGCCTTTCATTTGAGTAACGGCCCCATTCATGGGGCCAAGCATGCCGTCCACCGTGCGGCGGCCAGCCTCTCCCGCAGCGGCAAGCGACTTTAAGCTGCCCTGCAGCTGCTCCATGTACGCCATCGTTTATCCTCCCTACAAGTGTGGCGCGTCGTACAGCTGACGCGCGTTAAGGTCGCGGGTCGCGTCCTCAATCATTTTCATGAAATAAGGCCGCAGCTCATTGGCCAGCGCTTGGCGGTCTGATACATCGCCTTTCACCGTCACCGGCATGCTCAGCTCAAACCGCTGGTCGAGCTTGAGGGATGCCGGCTCAGCCTTGACCGGCGCCGGCTTATCCGCTGCACGCTGGTAGTCACCCAGCATCTGGCCCGCCTGAGCCAGGCCAGGCCCGACTGCGCCGGCCGGCTGCAGGTTGCCCAGCAAGGCCGCCGAATCGCCGGCCGACGGCAGCGCGAGGGGGACCCCGGGGTAACGCACCTGGTCGACGGTCGGCGCCGGCACCCGGAACGAGTCCTTGGAATCGGGGGCCTTTGGATCGTAGGAAGCCACCGGCTTGGTAGGCGCTGGCTCCACTCGCAGCGACTCAGGATCGTTACGCGTAACGAGCGGCGCGACCGGCGGCCGCGTGAGCGGTGCATCAGGGAAACGCACCTGGTCGACGGTCAGCGCCGGCACCCGGAACGGGTCCTTGGAATTGGGGCCCTTCGGATCGTAGGAAACCGCCGACCCGGCAGGCGCCGGCACCACCCGCTGCGCCTCAGGGTCGTTACGCGTAACAGGCGACTCGGCGGGCGCAGCTTTCACCGCCCCGCCTTCGCGACCTTCTGCAGGCGCCCCCTGCTCCGCCGGCACAGCCGTTGGATCAGGCTGCGGCTTGTCGGCAAACAAGCTCCCGACCTTGGCGCCGAGTGCGTCACCGCCAATGCTCCCAAAGATGCCGCCCACCAGGCCACCAATGGCCGTGCCGACCACAGGAATGATCGAGCCCAGGGCAGCGCCCGTGGCTGCGCCGGCGATACCTCCGGCCAAACCTCCTACCGCTCCGCCGACACTTTCGGCCTTTTGCTCAGGCGGCTGATCGCTGGCCATAGCGCTACCAACCTGTAGCGCTGCCAGCGCAGTGCCCAGCACCGGCACCCCCTTGCCAAGGCTGGCCAGGCGTCCAGCGCGCCCCACGAAGCCGCCGACACGCCCCCACCGACTGCGCCGTGGGTTGCGTCGTGCGGTGTCGCCCACGCCGCTCTCAACCGGACCGCTGCCCTTACCGCCGCCTGCCTGGGGATTGGTGACGAACACACGCTGCACCCCGGCAGCACCTGCAGCCCCTTTGGCGACGTTGTACAAGCCTCGGGCCACCCGGATGGCGGCCACAGCCTTGGTGATGGCAAAGCCACCTGCCGCCAGGGCAGTAGCCCCAAGAGCCAACGAAGGCACTTTTTCAGCAATCCAGCCGATGCCGTTGGCCGTCGTCCGTAGTACATCGGCGGCGCCGTCCGTCAGCGGCCGCAGACCGTCACCGATGGCACGAAGCGCGTCGTCAGCCGCGTTGGCGGTTTCTTTCCACTTCTGCGAGGACGTTTCGCGGCGCTCGGCCAGGTTCTGGTCGAGAATGCCCGCCGCGTCTGCAGACTTGGTTTTCAGGTCCTCATACAGCGCCTTGTTTTGCATGTAAGCCATGAGCGCGGATTTGACCTGCATGTCCGCGAACAGGTCGCCGGTACGCATGGACTCTTCCAGCGCCTGCATCATGCGCTTGGCTTTCTCGGGGTCCGTCTCCTGGTTGATCTTGGCCGCCGCCTCGGCCATGGCTGCGGCCTTTTTGGGGTCGGTCTTCTGGATGTACTGCTGGGCAAGCGCAAAGCTCGACTCCAGTGTCGACATGCCATTCTGTAGCCCGGTGTTGAGCGACTTTTGGTAGTCGATACCGGCGTCCTTGTACGCCTTGACCGTCTCGCTTGAGCCGATCTTTTCCATCCAGTTCTTGAGGTTGTTGGCCGCCTCGTCGGCGCTGCCGGCGGATTTGATCTGCACCTGCAGCATCGAGCCCAGCTGGGTGACGGCGTCCATGCCGTAAATACCCTGCTTCGCCATACCGGCCAACAGTTCGGGGAACCACTTGGCCATGTCGCTGGCTTCGAAGCTACCGGCCTGGCCCTGGTAGGCGATGGCCTCCAGCGCACGCTGCATCACCACGGGGTCGGTGATCTTGGCGTTTTGCCCCAGGGCGTTGATCATTCGGGCAGTGTCGGTACCGTCCGCGCCCTGCCCCACCACAAACTTGGCGGCCACGCTGGAATAGCGCGCGGCCTCCTGCAGGTCCATACCGGCACCCACCAGCTGGTTGAGGACCTCCGCCACCCCGTTGCGCGCCAGGCCGGTATCCTTGGCCGTGCTGATGATGCCCCGATTAAGCTCGACCTCCTCGGCCTTGTTGGCCACCCCTGCTTTGATCGCGATATCCCGCACTATCGCCTGATAATCGGCACTGACCTTGGTGGGCACCGCCAATGCCGCGGTGCCGACCGTAGCCTGCACAACGGTGGACCGCAGGCCGGCTTTACCCGCCTCGATCTGCTGCAACCCCTTGGCCTGCCGGGCAGCGGTTTGAGCCGTGCGCCCCAGCGTGCGGTAATGATCCTCCAGCCGGCCAACCTCAATGCCTTGTTTACGCAATGCATCAAGGTTGCGGTCCAGCTGGTTGCGCAGACTGCGCGCACTCGCCTCTCCCGCCTCGCTGGCTTTCTTCCACTCATCGCGCAGGCGCATGGTTTCGCCAATGACGCCCTGCAGCACCTTGGCCTCTTCGCCGCGCTTCTTGAGCTTGCCGAGCCGGCCCTCAACGTCTTTGAACGCGGCGCCGACCGTTGCGCTGACCACCCCGCCGATCACAAGGCCAATGGAAAACTTGTTGTTGGCCATGGTTTCTCACTCCCACGCAGGCACAGCCCGGCGGCTCACTCAGAGAGCCACCAGACCATGCGCGCGAATGGCATTTGCTCCAGCTCGCTGGCCGAGAACCCCAGTTCTCGCGCCAGGCGCTTGGCAAGCGACTTTTGGAATCCGGGTGTGTTAAACCCCGTCTTGGTGGACCAGGCGAAAGTAGGCCGCGCGCACACGGTTGTAATCGCGGATGGTCAGCGAATGCAGCTCGCCCGGGGAGGTATCGGTCAGGTGCTGGAATAGCAGCATTTCCAGCTTGCCGTTGTCGTCACCCGCCTCGGCCTCCACCTCTCGGCTCAGACGGATCGAGGGCGATTGCAGGGTCAGGCGGTCGACCTTCACGCCTTCGCGTTCGATAGGCTCCACCAGGCGCACCACCGCATGCTCCAGAGTCAGCTTGAGCCAGGCCGGATTCTCGCCGCTGTCATCGCCCAGCAGTTCCTTGTAGGCCCGCTGCAGGCGGCGGTAGTCGCGCACCTGTAGGGCCGTCAACTGATCCTCGGTCAGCTCGCACAGCGACCCAAGCATGAGCAATTCGCGCTGCTCGTCGTTGTCCCCCGCCTGATGCCCCACCATGAGATCTTCGCGCACGGTCGGGCAGCGCATGGTCAGCGCCGGGCGCACCTCGCCGTAAACGTCCAGTGGCACGCTCAGGGATACCACGGCATGACCGCCCTCGATGTTGAGCCAGGTAGGTGTATTGTTGGTAATGGACATGCTCAGGCTCCTTAAATGGCGAGGTCAGCGCGAACGCTGGCCAGTTGGTCGACACCGTCGATAACGCGGATGCAGTTCACAGGATCGATTTCGTAGATGACGCGGCCGCCAACTTCCAGCTTGTAGTAGCTCACCGCGATGCTGTGCTTCATTTCGGCCTTATCGCCAACCTTCCAGTCCCCCGGATCGACTTCCTTGAGCGCGCCACGCAGGGTGGCGACCACCGCCTTGGTGGCCCCGCCACGCCCTTTGAAACTGCCCCGGAACACGCAGTTGAAGCCGGACAGGTCAAAGTCACCGAAGTACTTGAGGGTTTCCCGGCGCATGCCGTTGGAGGTAAAGCTGGCCTCCAGCTTCTCCAGGCCCATATCCATTTCAATCGGCGCGTCCATGCCGCCGCCGCGATATTCGTCGGTCTTCATCGTGAGCTTGGGCAAGGTCAGCGATGGCACATCGCCCTGCAAGCTGACACCGCCCACCGAGGCACTCATGTTGAACAGAACTTCTGGAATAACAGCCATTGCGCGCCTCCTTAAGCTACGTCGAGAACTTGGGTCAGGTATTCATCGGTCACCTCGATTTCAAAAATCGGGTTCTCGGCAGGCGGCACATCAGTGAAGCGGATCACCCAGATGATTTTGCCCTGGGCCAACTGGCTGGCCGTGTTGCGCTCGGCGTCGGCGTAAACCTCGAAGTCGATCACCGCCCCGGCGGCCTTGAGGTCGCGCATGAAGGCCTGCACCGTCTCGGTCACATCCTTGACATAGCTTTTGGTGATCCCGAGGTCGACGGCCCATTTCATGCCGGCACGCACGGCCGCCATCACCATGTCCACGGTGCGCACCCGCGTGACAAATGCCCACTTACTATCGCTCGACAGCGTGCGGTTGCCCCACAGGCGATAACCGCCGTCGCGAATGATGGTGGTGATATTGGCGTTGTTGAGCAGGTTGGCCCGGCAAGTCGGGTCGTTGTCCAGGTACTCGACCGCCCGCACGGTGCCGGTAATGTTCTTGATTTCCTTGTTGGACGGCGAAGCCCAGAAACCAATGTTCGCGTCGGTTTGCGCGAACAGACCGGCCGCCACCGGCGAGCCCGCCAGGCCCTCATCGCTATTACTGGTAACGCTCCACTTCTTGACGCCGGGATCGACCATATACAGCCGCTTGCTGCCAAACTCGGTGGCATAGGCAATGGCCGCCTCGTCAGTAGTACCCGGCCCGTCGATCAGGCCGATGGCTTCCAGCTTGTCCGCCAAGGTGTCCAGAGCGGTGGCCACCGCCTTGGTGGCGGTGTGTTTGGGTGCCAACAGCAGGCGTGGTTGCTGGTTGAACAGGCTTTTGGCATCGAGCAAGGCCTGCAGGCCGCTGCGCTTGCCATCGGCCGCCACACCGCCAATCACGGCGCTGGTAATGCTGGCCGGCGTGCCGGCAGACGTAACACCCACGGCGATGATCACGGCCTTGGCCTGGTCGAGAATCTGCAGGCAGGCTTTGGTCAGCGGCGAGTTAGGCCCGAACGCCGCCACGGCCTCGCGGTCGCTAACGACCATCACCGGCGTATTGGGCTCAGCCAAGCCCACCCCAGGGGTGTAAATGTCGACAATGCCGATCACCGACGACGAGGGCACGCTGATGGTGCGCCCACCCAAATTGACCAGCGAGGTGGTCACGCCATGAAAAAAGTTAGCCATAAATGCTCCCCGTAGAAACGAAAAAACCGCCAATGGGCGGTCGAGTTGAACAGCTGGAAATGTGGTGAGCGTTAGCCCGCTCGAAAGCCAATGGCGAACCAGTACAGCGTGAAATCCTGCTGAGAGTTCGCCCATTCACCGATCATGATGTTGAAACTTTGCCCCGTGGTTTTGCCCTCCATGATGGCCGGGGTCAAGGTGGCCGCCGGCACCCCTGGATTGCTGTTGTGGTAAATCACTGGAATGATAATGAACGGCGCCCACGAAAACCCACCCGAGTGAAACCAGATTTGGTACTCGTAAAACTGGGAGGGCAAATCACCTATCCCCACACGCCCCCACTGGGCCATAAAGCCGTTGTCGGTGTCCCAGTAGAACCCGTTCTGCGCCCCTGAGAACTGCGAGCGAACCGCCGCGTTGAGCGCGTTTCGCGCACTGTCAGCCGTATTTCCGCCGGTACCGCCCCGGATGATGGGCAGGATGCCGCTATTGACCTTGCTCGCGTCCAGGCCCGCCAGGCTCAGGCCAATCGACAGGTTCTGCGAGCCGTCAAACACCCCCTGCCCGGTTACATCGCCGGTGAAGCTCAGCGCGCGCCCCGTCTGCAGTCTGCTTGCGCTGCCGGCATTGCCCGTGGTCGGCCGGCTGAGGGTGCCGGTGGTGATCTTGGTCGCGTCCAGGCTCGGGATATCAGCGGCCGTCAGCGCCGCCCCCTCCAGCACCAGGCCCTTGGCACTGACCCGCACCTTGGAATAAGTGCCGGCCTGCACCCCTGTGCTGCCCAGAGTGAGGGAAATGGCCACATCCTTGGCGCCATCGAACTGGGCCTGTCCGCCCACATCCCCCTCAAAGGTGAACAGTCGTGGCGTCTGCAGCCTGGTCGCGCTGCCGGCGTTGCCCGTGGTCGGCCGGCTCAAGGTGCCTGTGATGATCTTGGCCGCGTCCAGGCTGGGGATATCAGCGGCTGTCAGCTCCGCCCCCTCCAGTACCAGACCCTTGGCGCTGACCCGCACCTTGGAATAGGTCCCAGCCTGCACTCCCGAATTGGCCAGGGTGACATTGATCGCCGCGTCACCGGCGCCGTTGAACTTGGCCGCACCGGTGGCATCACCCTTGAGCGAAATGGTGCGCTCAGTGGCCAGCGCGCGGGCCGTGGCGGCCTCGCCCTGGCTGATGGCCTCCTGCACCACTGCCAGGGTGGCCGTAACCGTGTTGGGGTCCTGCAGAATCTGCACGTTGGCGGTGCTGCTCACCTGTATCAGCAGGCGGATCACCTGAGTGCGGCCGCTGCCCTGCTCCTGCAGCGGCTTGAAGGTCGCCGGGTAGCTCGCCACCGCAACCAGCACGCCGGTGTCGTCGTACAGGCCGACCTCTCGCACCCACCAGCCGCCAACCTCCGGCAGCAGGATGCCCTCGGCCACAATCACCGGCCTCCCACTCTCCACTGAAAGGCGGTTGAGGTTGACCCGGAACACCTCATGAATCAGCTTTTTCTGCAGCTTGGAGGGCAGCGGCGTACTGCCGTTGCCATCCCCTACCGCCATGCGGGTAATCTTGAGGGTGGTCTTGGTGGCGATGGCTTTCGCCAGCGCAGCCGCGCCCGCGTCAGTCAGCATGGCGACGTAAATCGCGTCTGTATCTGCCATTGGTTCGCTCTTGAAGTAAGGGGCCTGCCCTCGCGGCAGGCCGTGAAGCGCTAAGCGGGCACAGGTCCGCCGTAGATGTTGGCCCCGACGCCCAAGGTCCGATACTGGATGTACAGGCCCAGGCCGCGCAGGATTTCTCCGGCCCAAAAACCAAAGAACATCCCGTTGTCTGTCCCCAGGCGCGGGTCGGGGGTCCAGCTGCCGTTCATGGCATGACCAGGAATGGGGGTTACCGTGTAGTTCGCCTGCAGCTCGTCCATGCACGCCTCGATCAGCACATCAAGGTCAGCCACCTGACTGCCGGCCATCGCTGCCAGGCAGGCACCGGCGAGCCACAGCCCGGTCATGTGCCCGGTAAAGTCATCCTCCACCGGCTTGGGCACGCTGTTGGTCGGGAAGTCGGTCGGCAAGATGCCCTTGGAGTCCTTGACGAACTGCACCAGCCAGCGCAGCCAGTTCTCGGCGTAGGTGACCAGCTTGGGCGGCACGGGCTTGCCCCGGTGCACCAGCTCGTACCACGCCCTGCAGGCGCCCATCATCGCCCTGGGCTGGTAGCCGGCCCAGGCGTTGCCATCACCCCAGTGATACTGGGTCCAGGTGTCGGCCGGGCCGTAGCGGTAGTTGTCCCAGCGGTTCCAGATGTACGCCGCTGCACCAGGTCCGAGGACACCGAATTTCTGCTGGTACCACTGCTGCGAGTCGTACAGGAAATCGATCATGTTCCCCAGCTCGACGCTGTACGTCTCAGGGTCCAGGCAAAAAATCAGCGGGTACTGATAGCCGGGATAGGGCATGCCGTGCCACGCGCCAATCTGCTCGGTGCCGTCAGAGTAGATATTGGAAAACGGAATCACCCCAGGGCTGTAGGCCAACGAGTCGTTGCGATAGCCAACCACCGTGCAATCGCCCACCAGGCCGCGAAAAGCCTGCTGACCGTTGAGGGTCAGCCGGTACAGCATCGTGTAGCCGTCGACCCCGTCGTACAGGTCGGGCAGCTCGTTGATGCAGTAATACTCAAACGTCAGGTTCGTGTCGGCATCGTTGTCCAGCAGAATGTCCATTTCCGCCAGCTCGTCGTAGTTAGGCGCTGACGGGTTAGGCCGGCCAGCCGCGTTGGGCTGGTAGCCTGACAGCGTGCCGTCCTCGGGGCGAATCTGCACGGTGGAAAACGCGCCATCGGTGGCCGGCAGCATCCACCACCACCGCCAGCCGTCCTTGTCCTGAATACGGACGTTGAAATTGCCGTCCGCCCGGTAGGTAATGCTTTTTAGCGGCGCCTTTTTGGTCGGCTGCAGGTAATTGCCGATCACATACCACCCGCCATTGCCGCCACCCGGGAAGAACGAGCGCACCACGTTGCCCGCTCGACCGGGAAAGATCACCGGCACATGCCGCTCTTGCGACGTAATGTCGGCCGAGTGCACCACCGCACGCAGGTCCGCCATGATGTATTCGGCCCCATCATCCTTGGCCACCCGGTAGAACTGCGACAGCGGGATATCGTGCTGCAGCACCTGCCAGCTGGAGGTCGACTCCGGCAGCATGTAGCAGTAACGGGTGCCGGTGTTTTCGACTTTCTCCGGGGCAATCGTGACCTCGACCTTGGCAGTCAGCGCGCCGTTGGCCTGGTCGACGCCGCCGAAGCAGGTCCGCACCTTGGAATCCTTGCCGACGCGGAACCATACCGATTGTTGCTCGATGGATACCTGGGCGCCCACATCGGTCTGCAGCGTGATGTAGCCCTGCGAGTCGCGGCCGTACTCCCGCTTTGCCTCGCTGGGGTACGCGAACTCGTAGGAAATGCCGTCTGTAAACGGCGTGGCGGCCACCGTACTCTGCCGGAAAAATCGGTCAGTCGAGTCAATCAGGGTGTACTCATGCGCCGTATACAGGCAGGCATCCATGGCTTTTTTGTAGCGTTCCTCGCCGGTGATACGCCACAGCAGATAACAGGCGTCCATGTACCACAGCTCGCCGTCTGCAGCGTTGCCCATCTGGTTGACCCCGCCCAGCAGGGGAACATGCAGCGGGCGATTGTGCTGCACGGCGTTGCGCGGGATCAGGTAGCCGCCATGCTCGACCGGTTGCCGGGTGGCATAGTTGAACAGGTGGGTACCGTTCAGGCTGTTGTCCTTGAGTTGCACCCGGCCGATATCGGCGCCGGTGTGCCCCTCTGACAACACCCGGCCGTCATCGGTGATTTTCTGGCCGGTATGGGCAATGATCCAATCCACCTCATACACCGTGCCGTCCTTGTCCCAGTCGGTCGAGCCGTCTTCGCGAAGCGCCCGCACGCCGGCATTAATCGCGCCCCAGGCCAGTGCACCGTCGAAGGCAAAAGTCGCCTTGTCCAGATACTCGCCCCAGTGCGGCGCGCCGTGCGGAATCGACAGGGCGCCATTGGTGAAGGCGAACGGCACACCCTTGAAGCCGCTGTGCGTCGGCTCGACCGGGTCCACCGGCCAATTGGCCAGCACCGGCTCCTTTGAGTTGATGATCCAGTTACAGATACGCCGCTGCGGTGTGTCAGGGATCGGCTGGCCGGCATAGAAATACTTCTCGTAGGCCTCCCAGTGCCATATGGCGGCCTCCAGATAACGCGGGTCCTGGGTGGCCAGGTAGGCATGGGCATAGCCCAGCACATGCAGCGCCTGGCCCTCGGTGGTGCCGTCGCCGTTGGGCTGGTACTCCATCTGCGAATGGGCGATGAAATGCCGGTTGTTCGACAGCACGCCCTGGTTGTTCTGCACATAGTGCTGCACCGTCGCATCGACGGTGTCGCCGGTGTTGTTGCGCAGAAAGCGGTGATGGCCCTCGATCAGGCTGATGGCATTGGCCAGCGCCGTGCGCTGGCTGACCGGGCGCCGGCTGTTGAGCGGATTAAGAAACATTGATCCACCCCCCGTCATAGAACCCGGACCAGCGCACCCCATCCCACAGGAACGTCAGCAGGTCGGCCGAGCCCTTTTCAAACGACAGCACCGGCGGGCGGTTGGCCGGCCAGCGGACGTTGTTCGGGAACGTCACCCGGTTGGCTCCAGTGCCCTGCTGCAGGCGCACCGAGAACGACCAGGTATAACCCGGCGGCACGGCCGAGTTGGTGAAGGTCAGCGCGCACTGCGGCTGGTCTAGCGTCACATCGAAAAAGGACACCCCGGCGGTATACGCCACATCCAGCGCCAAAGCGCTGCCAGCAGCGGCGATGGCCTTGCGGCGCGGCAGCAGCAGCCCGCCGGTCAGGTCGGTGATCATCTTGGCCAGCGCCAGGTAGGTAGGCGACGGCCCCGAAGCCGTCTCAACCGTGGCGTCAGCCGCGCCATGCACAATGTCATGGGCCGTCTGTGCGGCGGCTTCCATCAGGGCGATGGCGGCCGCTTGGCGGTCGGATAGTTCGCTCATGGCTTTTCCAGTAATTCAGGCATTCGGTGGTTGGCGAAGTAATGCAGGTCATTGGCCAGCATCATCAGCTCCAGGTCAGCAAAGGCCTCAGCCTGCAGGTCGGCCGATAGAATCTCGGTTTCGTCACCCGAGGACACGGCCGCGCCCATGTAGAACTGGCCGTTGGGGCTGTAAGTGATGCTCAACCCGACCAGGTGCCGACTGACCGGCTTGGTCGACAGAATCATGCGCTCCAGCTCGGCAATCCCACGGTCACTAAGGCCGGTATTCAGCAGCGCCAGGCTCAGGCTGAACGTGCCGGGCGGCCCCATGGGGGTCAGGTCGAACCACTCGACAATGTCGATAATGTCGGCAAAAGGCGAAATGACCTGTCGCAGCGAGGCGATGGTGCCTTTGCGCTGATGGACCTCGAACGAGTCGCGCACCGTCTTGCGCTTGATTTCCTCGGACCATGCCGGGTCCCAGCGGTCCACGCTGCGCTCAATCGCCAGCCATGGCAGCATGTCGGCCGGGCAGGTTTCTGGTCGCTTCATCGAGCGCAACACGTTGGCCAGGTCGGCCGGCTCCAGCCCCACTTGCGCCAGGGCATCCTCCAGCGCGGTGCGGTTGATCGGCAGCAGGCTGGTGTCACTCATCGGTACCACCCATCACAACGCTGGAGCCGATGCAGTTGGATGCCTGGTGGTCCTCGATCACATAGTCTGCAGCGGGCTTGATCAGCTCCACCCGCTGCACGCGAGGTACATGCAGCGCGGCATGGATGGCCGAGCGGCGAATATCCCGCCCCAGCCGGCGCTGCGCGTTGATGTAGGTATCCAAGGAAATCTTGGCCTGCGCCAGGGCCAGCTCGTTCTCGGCACCCGGAAACATGTACAGCACCGCCTCGATCTCGTAGTCGACCAGCTCGGCCGACTTCACCAGTACCCGGTCGCCCACCGGCCGGATATTCTCAGGCGTCAGTGCCTGGGCAACCTTGTTGAGCAAGTCCTGGGTAGCCACCCCGCCATTTACCCGGCTAAGGACGCTGACCAGCACGGTGGCCGGCGACGGGCTGCTGGCCTTCACATCGGCCACCCTCCCATCAGCGGATCGGGCGTGAAACTCATACGCGCCGGCCGGCCCGGCCACCGCCATGCCCTCGAAGGCCAGCAAGGTGCGCTCGGCTAGTGATTCGTCGCTTTCCAGCTGCTCGGCCACCGGCGGTACCGCGCTCAGGTCCTCCGCGACGATCACCAGACGCTTGACGTTGTAGTTGGCGGCCAGCTGGTCGAGGTCAGCACCCTGGGCAAAGGCAATGAACTGCGACTTGGCCGCGTCGTTGATGCGGGCGCGGGTCATGACCTTTTCATAGGCCGCACGCTCCAGCAGCTTGACTACCGGATCAGATAGCAACTCGGCGTTCCAGTTGTTGCCCATCAGGGCGCGAAAGCCTGTCAGGCCTTCCTGATAGAACGTTTCAAAGTCCAGCTCCTCGATCACCGTAGGCGCCGGCAGGCTGGCCAGGTCAATGGTGCTCATATGCTTACCTCAAGGTTCACGCTGTCCTCGGAATAGGTGCCAGTGATGCGAAAGCCGATCTGACCGCCCACTGCGGAAACCACCTGCACGCTCTGCAGGACCAGACGCGGCTCCCAGCGCTGCAGCGCCCGCGCGGCCTCAGCCTGTACCGCGCTTTTCCAGCCCGCGTTAACTGGCTGGTCGACAAACCGGCGCAGCTTGCTGCCGTATTCCGGGCGCATCAGCCGCGACCCCACCGGTGTGGTCAGAATGTCCACGATGGACTGCCGCAAGTGATCGACCCCGGACAGCACGGCGCCGGTGTGGCGGTCCATTCCGATCATCGGGAGTTACTCCTGCACGCGCTTGAAATCCGGGTGATCATCGAAGGTGGCCAGCGCCTCGTCGTCCGAGGCCGGCACCCGCACCTCGAAATTGACCACATCGAACTGGGCGCCGGTGGGGGTGAAAATGGAGCGGGAGCGGAACGCCGCGTCTCGGTACAACACTCGTTGGGGGTCGACGGCCACAGGGGCCTCCGAAGCGGCCGCAGCCGCCTTTTGGGTCGCCATGGGTTCCTCCTGGCATGAAAAAGCCCGCGCGCGGCGGGCTGGTAGTTATCAGGGATACGGCGCATGAGCGCCGGCCCGCTGTAAATCAGTGCTTGTGGTTGGCGGTGTTGCCGGCCGTGTCGATGATTCGGGCGTCACCGTAGATATCGCCCGTTACGCGTAACGCGCCTTGAATCAACATCGGCCCAATGAAACGCAGCATGGGCGCCATCGCTTCAATGGCCGATTCCGTTACGGTAACGACCGAGCCGCCCACCTTGATATCTACCTGGCCGGCCGGCAGCTCGATGCTGTAACGCTTGGCTTGCCAGTCATAGGTAAGCGAACCGCCGTCCTCGAACAGCCAGCGCTGGACATGGTCGCGGTCATCCGGCGCCGGCGCAGGGCCGCTGTACAGCCCAGGCAGGAATGTGCCCTGACTTACATCGCCGCTGGTACTGATCAACACCCCCTGCTCATGCATGCCAGGGGCAAGCCAGTGCCGCGCACCAGGTGCGGCACCCAGGCTGTGCCAGCGCACCCAGGCGCTGGTCCATTCGCCATCCGAAACCCGGCACACCGGCGGATCGGCGGCGAGGTCGAGCGCGACGACCCGGCATTTACGAATCATGCCGGCGATCATTCGGTCATGCTCAGCCAGCGGGTAGCTCATCCGAAACCCTCTCGATCTCTATATAACCTTCGGAAAGCGGTCCTCCATCTCCAGTATTGCCTGCAGCGGCCGGGCCGAGCTCAGTGGGCCACGGCCACTCCTCTTCCCCGAGATAGATGACCTGAGTCCACTCGACGACCCAGACCGCGAAGACGTCCAGCTCGGGACGGCTCCAGTCGCGCTCTGCACGGACAAATTCAGCAAACCCGATAGGGAGTCCCCACGATTGCCCGCGAAGTAGAACCGCAAGCTGCGCGGCAACGAAGGCAGCAACGCGAAGGCAGTTTTTCTCCTCTACCGGGACAATTGCACGGGCCTCAAAGCGCGCCTCCACGGCGGTCTCGCCAGTCCCCGGATCCATATCCACACGGTCGAATCCGGCCAGTTCCAGTACAACGGCTGGAGGTGGAACGACCTCAATCCCGTCAGGCATGGTACCGACGTAGGCCAGCCCTGGAATGGCGTCTTTGATATGTTGCTCGATAGCGGCATATAACTGCTCAAGAGGTATTGGATCATCATCCATTGCCCAATCTCCGTAGATACTTCAACAGCTCGAAGTTCAGCTCCTGCTCCATCACCACAAGCAACCGCTGATGCGCCTTTCTCGTCCATGACTCGAAATGCGGCCTAACCTCTTCCAGCGAGATCTTCGCCTTAGCTAATGGAAATCGGCTGCCGTTCTCACCGACCCATCCTGAACTCGCACCGCCTCTGGCAGAGACTTGGCTGGTAGGATAATCATCAGCGTTGAAGTGTTTACTGGCAGTGCGGATCCAGATATCCGGCTTACTGCCATACACAGTCCGGAAAAACGCACCCTGGTACGAACGTCCGGCTACGGACACACCTGAGCGGGATTGTCGAGGGCGCCCTGCTCGACTGGCTTCGATGGGATTCAAACCGAACCAGAGCTTGCCTTGGCCATTGCTGGCCGCTGGGAAAGCTCTCAAGCGCTGACGAACCGCCGTAACCGCGATTCGCTCTTGTTGGCTCACCGATCTGGCAATGTGCGTGCGCAACCAACGAATGGTCTTATTGATTGCCCGTCGTTCAGCCGCCTTGATGGCTTTCGGCATCAAAGCGGCGAACTTTGCGAAGTTTGAAGCCTGCTGCACGTTCGCCTGGAGTGTAATGAGACCTGAACTAGACGACTGTTTCTGGTAACTGCCTACGCTCATGCCGATTTCCTCAGCACCAGGGTTACAAGCCCGTCGCCACCAGGCTCAATTCGGGCGATGGTGAAATTCCCACCACCGTCCTCGGGCGGTAGATCGATCATCACGCTCTGCCGCGTATCGACACCCGCGGTGTCACCAACGCGGATGACCAAGTGCGGCTCACGCAGGCCGGTATTAATCTGGCCGAGCTTGGGCTGCAGCCACGGTGCCGAGAACATCCCGAGAACCTCGCGACCTTCGATATGCGCAAGATCGCCGAGGACATCGAACACCACCTCGTCCAGATCATCGATCAGGTCGCGAAAGGCCATGATCAGGCGGTCAGGCGGATGACTGCACGGGGACGCGTGCAGATGTGCAACGGGTTGGACTGAGCCTCGCCCGCAACCCCCTTACCGAAAGGCATCTCCTCCAGCTTGCTGTAATACGGCAAGCCCTCGGTGTTGACGGTTTCCATGTAGTCTGCCGGCGCATAGACCGACAGGAACAGTTCAGAAACCCCCTCGGGTACCAGGCGCGCTTCATCGTCAGGGACGAATGGAACACCCGCTACCTTGCCTCGGTAACGCTCCCAGCTGATACCACCGAACTCGAACGTTTCACGCCCGTCGCCACGAAGCGCTGCAGCCTGCTGGCTACCCTTGTAGGTATCGACAACCGATGAGTGGGCGATGAGTTTCTTCCAGAAGGTCTTGCCGCAGAAAGCGCGGGCACCAGTGGTGGTCACGTTGCCAAGCGCATCTTCTTGCATGTCCAGGGCATCCACGCACTGCACCTGAATGTTGGCATTCGGGTCATTCAGCCCCATCGACTGCTTCTGCTGCGACACCCCGAAGACCTTGTAGATGTCCAACAGCACTGACGAGCCGTCTGCGTCGAGCACCTTGCCGTTGATTGCCCCCATCCGATGAAACTCGTGAGTGGCATCCAGTTGGCGTTTCGCCTTGGCCAGACGCTTGTTGACCACATCCTGTACGGCCTGCAGCTCCGTCAGCGTGCCGAACGCGCGAATACCCTGGATCTCGTCCGCCTTGATCGCAAAGCGCTGCGGCAGGTGAACGGTGTTGAACGGGATCAGCGTGCGCTTGCTACCGCCCACCACCAGGCCAGAGGTGCCGCGCTCCCCCGCCGGCACGAGGGCGAGCGTGTCACCGTCCTTCTCGATCTGCACGGTAAGGGTGGCGACACCCTCCTCCTGGAACAGTCCAAGAGCCGCAAGGCGCCCTGGCACGTACTCCTGCTCGTTGATAGCAGCGGTCAGGGCTGCAACGCCGAAGGCGTCGTCTTGGAAAATGGCAATCTCAGCCATGAGGTACTCCAAAAAGTAAGAACCCCGCTCAGGGCGGGGTTGGGGTGAGAGAGAGTCGGGTCAGCGCAGGATGATGAAATGCGCTGCCAAGGCCTGTTCCGCATCAGCATCGATGCCGGTCAGCAGGGCCTCACTGACCTCGGCCAGCCGAACCACCGCGCGGCCACGCCGAACGGTTTCGGACTCGCCGAGAGAGGCATAGAGAATGCACACGGCTTTTTCGCTGCCGTCTTCTGCAGCGGGGTCGTAGGCCGTGAATTCGCCACTTGCCGTTACCAGACCAAGCACTTGGCCAGCGACCAGACCAGGACCAGCAGCGACGTTGATGGCTTCGCGGGAAATCTTTCCTGCGCCCTCGGAAAGCAGGAACTCACCGGCGTGCACCGGCTCCTGGCGGATGTTACTCATGGTCGTGCTCCTTTATTGGCGGCCTGCCGGCGGGCAGCCCAGATGCTGGATGGATTGGGTAACTGCGCCTTGACCTTCTCTGGCTCGTCATCGGCCGGCGGCAGGCTGTTGTCGATCTCAAAACCCTTGCCGGAGCTGACCAGCTTCTCGAACAGGCGCGCCCGCACTGCATCAGGCTCCAGGCCGGCCTGCACAAATTCAACGGTTAGCTCTGGCAGCCGAGCGGCTACGCAGAGATCACGGACACCCTTCGCACGCGTCAAGGCAGCCTGCACAGTGGCCTTGTCGGCCAGTTTGGTGGAGGCAATCAAGGGCTCGACCAGGTTGCTGATTCCCGCCTTAGCGCAGTCTTGGGCGATCATCAATGCCAGCGCGGTAGAGTCGCCAGGCTCAGTGGCCGGCAAGTCAGGCGGTGTTGCCGGCTGGCCACCCGTAGCCTCCGGCTGATCGGCCAACTGATCCAGCAGCGCCTTGGGTGTCTGACGGTAGCGCTGCATCGCCGCGCCCTGGCCAAGGCACGCCTTGACCTCGACCCCGTTACCCACGTCGTCAGCCAGGCCCAGCGCGAGGGCTTCCTGGGCAGTCAACCAGGTTTCATCGTTGACCATACGGCGCAGCTCGGCATCGTCGATGGCCGGCGCCTTGGCCTTGTATGCCGCGATGATCGCCTCGAAGGTCTGGTCGAGGACGTCAGCCACCCGGCGCAAGTCATCGGCATCACCGCTGGTCCAGGTCCAAGGGTTGTGCACCATCAGCATCGCATTCGAAGCCATCACAAGGCGGTGGGCGCCGCACGCAGCGACGCTTCCTGCGCTGGCCGCCAGAGCATCAACACGTGCGGTGCAGCGCTCACCCAACCGGTTTAGCGCGTTGTGAATAGCCAACCCGTCGAACAGATCGCCACCGATGGTGTTGAAGGCCACCACTACCGGTGAAACACCGTCATCGATCGCCTTCAGGTCCTGAATGAATTCGTTCGCGGTGATGCCCCAGCCCCCGATCTCACCGTAGATGTAGATCTCGATGGGAGCGGGATCGCCCTGCCCTTCAGTCGCCGCGCTGATCCTGTACCAGTGCTGGTCTTCGACCTGCTGCACCGAGGACGCCATGTTGTAGATGCGAAACGGCATCAGCTTTTTCATTTCTTCCCCTTGTCGCCGGACTCATCAGGGTCATCCTCGACGGCCGACAAGCTGCTGTAGTTGAGACCCAGAGCCTTTGCCCGGGCGATATCGGCGGCGTTTTCTTCGTCGACCACCTCCGCGTCCGTACCGTTGCGCAGGCATACCTCGCTTCGCGACGCGAAGCCCGCAGCGATCTCCATACTGCGTGACTGGACATCCTGCACCGGGTGGATGTAGGCCCAGCCCTGAGGTACCCAACGGGTACGCTGGTACTCGCGGCGACGCTGCGCGTAGTCCGGCAGGTCGAGCGCCCCGGCAAGCACGGCCATGTCCAACCAGGCCTTGCGCACCGGCCGACACAACTGATGGACGTACACCTGGAACTGCAGCTGCTCCAACCGTCGACGGAACTCGGTCAGCACCACGCGGATCGCGCGGTCGTTCACGCCTTGCATGTCGCCGGTCATGAGTTCGTACGGCAGCCCCGAGCCGGCGGCAGCGGCCATCAGCTGCTGCCGCATGAAGTCTGGATAGTTGTTGCCGGCGTCCGGCGGGTCTGAGAACTCGACCTGCTCACCAGGCAACAGCTCCTGCATCGTGCCGGGTTCCAGCCCTACCATTGGGGTGAAGCCATCCCGGTCGTACCTGACAGGCGCCCCGGTGAGCGGGTCGAGTTGCGGCGGGCCGTCCGGGGTTGGCTTGCGAACGAAGCCGGCAAACAGGTTGGCAACCTCTTGGCGGAACAACACCGCGTCGTCGAAGTTATCCAGGCTACGCAGACGCTTCAGGACCGGCGCCAAGCGCGGCACACCTCGCAGTTGTCCGGGCTCCAAGGGCTCGAACACGTGCAACATCTGCTCAGCAGGGATTCGCACCAGCTGGTTGTAGCCCACATTGAGAGAGGACTTGTCGCTGGGATGGTTGCGGTAGCACCAATACGCCACGCGCCGCCCCATGGCGTTGAACTCGATACCGGCTCGAATGACGTTGCCAAAGCGGGTTATTTCGAACTTGTCATGGGGGACAAACTCTGGCGATAGGCACTGCAGCTGCAGCGGTACCGCGTAGCCGTCCTCCAGCCGGCGGGGGCGCAGACGAATGAAGCACTCGCCCGACTGCTCTACCGTACGCGCCACCAGCGCCTGCAGGCCATAGAAGTCCGTGAGCTGATCGGCATCAGCCTCATCAACCCAGTCCTCCCACAGCTCCTGCATCACCTTGCGGACCGCCTTGTCGAGCAGCCGAGGGTGCGGCGTGATGCCGGTACCGATCAGGTTGCTGACGCGCTTGTCGATGACGTTGGCAGCGTAAGGGTCATTGCGCACCGCGCTGCGGGAGCGGGAGCGCAGGTTACGCAAGGCCGGCATGATCAAGCTGTTCACGCCAGTATCCGGCGCATCCCAGTTTGATGAGCGCCGTCCCTCGGCGGCGCCTTCGTAGCTGGCTTTGATCCGCTCGGGCACCAAGATGCCCGAACGACCGAGGGACAAGTAGCGTCCGCTCACAGCCCCTTGCCTCCGTGGAATACGCGCACTACGCGCGAGCGTGGCCCGGCGGCATTCGTCAGCTCGGTGCGGATCAGGTCGCGAGCCTTGATCAGCTCGTCCACCGTTCGATACTCGACGGTGCGATCCGAGTAGCGAACAATCTTTTCACCGCGCGCAATCGCCCGCTCGACAGCGTCGAGGTGTGCTTTTGTATAAGCCATTAAATGCCTCTTGCAGCAGTGTTGCCGACTGCGTTAGGTATTAGAGGAAGTTCTGATGCCGAGAGCCTATTTCCTGCCGGAAACATCCTCCGGCGAGGACGTGCGATAGAGCATCCGCCAGTTCTTCAGCAGGTATGCCAGGCAGTCGGAGGGTCCAGTAGGTTCGGGCCCTGACCCAATCCATCCTTCCGGTAAGTTGGTCGGCTATCACGCGCCTTAGCTCGCCTTGAAGTTCAGCGGATGCCTTTACCTTTTCAACCTTTGAAGTGGAATCTTGTGACATGGCTGTCTCCAATATTGAGATGTTTGACGAAATCACCGGGAAGCTCTTCGCGAAGCTGTACCTGCAGTTCCCCTTACCGACATACCTAACAGCCGAAGACTTCGTGAGTAATGCCATGCATTTCGACGAAGGGCTGGGAATGGAAGTCCCCACAAAGGAAGCAGAGTTTTTCTTCGCAACAGGCAAGTGGCTGATGGACGCTGGTTACCTAACCGCTAAGCCGCACCCCTATACCTCGTTCAGTGAGGCGGTCCTCACTGCAAAGGGGCTTGAGGTTCTGAAAGCTGTACCTGACAGCGTCAGCTCGAAGGACTCTATAGGCGAGCAGCTTTCCAGCCTCGCAAAGGAGCAAGGTCGAGAAGCAACCAAAGGCTTGGTTACAGAAGCCTTGGCATTAGGTGCGAGATTCATCAGTCCGATGATCGGGCTGAGCTAGCACTTAACGCCTCTTCAGGTAACCGCTGCTTGAACTGCGGCGTTGCATGGGGTTGGGTACGGCTCGGGGAGTCGTTGGTGGTGGTGACGGTGGATCGTTGCGCTTGACCGGAACAGCTGCAGGAGCGGGTGAACCGGCCTCGTCGTCCTGGTCGTCATCAGGCTCGTTCGCCGGGGGCCGGGCTGGCTCCGGTTCGCCTTGCTCGAACAGGTTGGCCTGCGCGAGCGCCTGCCGCAGCTTGTCCCAGTCCTGTTCGCCATAGCGGTGAAGGCCGAGGAAGTTGGCCATGGCCAGGTTGTACACCATCAGGTCAAGCGCCTCGTTGCGCTCGGCCTTGCTCTTGACCCATTCGAAACGCTCTTTACCTTTCACGTAGCGAACGATCTTCCGTTCGGCCACGCACTGCTGGAAGAACTCGTCGGGAAGGTCCTTGGCGAAGTGAAGCGCACCAGGCCCTGTCTCGAAGTTGTATCGGTTGTAGATCCAATCCTTTGCCGTGTCGGTACCAACGATCCACAGCTCGGCGCCGTTGCGTTCGGTCTGGCCCTTCCAGGTGACATCCACCTGCGACGGACGCTGAGCGATCACAAGCTTGCCTGGCTTACTCGCACCTTTGAGTGCAAACACGTTGCGCCAGCGACGCACGCGAGTGAACTGGTAGACCTCGTGGGTGTGATGACCGCCGGAGTCGATGCCTGTGGCTAGGATCGCTAGGCTCACACCGCAGGGATGTCGGTACCGAACCTTCAGCCGCTCGTCCAACAGCGACCAGGTACGCTCATCAGCCGGATCGCCAGGCAACACCTGGTGATCTACCACCCAGCGCTCCATACCAGAGCCCCAGCCCATGACCATCAACTCCAGGCGGTTGGCCTGAACGTCGACGGAGGCCGTTAGAGCGAGCGCTCCCACTGGCAAGGTTCCGAGTACATAGTCTTCCTGCTGAGCACGAGCCTGCAGTACCTCGGCCTTGGTTTGCTCAAGCGCGCTGTCCCAAACCTCTGCCAGCCGGGTGTTGTAGAAAACCTGCATAGGATGCTGGTTGCCACGAGCTTGGGCACGCTTAGCCTCATCAAACTCGCGGGCCAGTGTCGCCCAAGAATGCCAACCTAGCGGGGCATACAACGCATTGAGGTGAAAGCTAACCGTCTCGCCATCACCCTCCGCATGGGCACGCCACTCACCTTTGGCCAGCATCTCTGCCTTGTGATGCTCCTCGATCAGCACGTCACACTCGGGTCCAGCGCACTGGTAATGCGTGGTACTAAAGTCAGCCGAGTACAACAGCCGCTCCCAGGTCAACACCTGCATGTGACCGCAGGTCGGGCAAGGCACGTAGTAGTGTCGCTGATCCCCCATTTTGAAGAGATCATCGATCCGAGACATGCCTTTGATGAGAGGAGAACTGGAAAAGTAGAACTTGGCGTTGCGCCCGAACGTACTACCCCTCGCCTCGGCCAACTTGATTGGATCGCCTTCCTGATTGACGTCCACCTCCCAGCGATCGACTTCATCACCGTAGACATAACGGGCCGTCAGCTCTGAAAGGTTAGCCGCCGAGCCGGCCGTGGTGGCAAAGAGTGCACCACCATCGAACTCCTTCGTGTCCAAGGTGTTACGGGCATCTCTGGAACGTGCCGTCGCCACGCGGGCCTTCAACTCCGGCACTGCATCGATGGTCTTGCCGATTCGCGAGGACACCCGCTTCGCCAGCCCTCCAGTGGGCAGTAGCGTCAAGATGTTGGCCGGCGCCATGTGGATCAGTGCTCCGATCCAATTCAGGGCAATCTGGGTCTTCATCAGCTGCGACGCAATTTTTGTCACCACCCGCTTACACGGATGGGCAGGCGACAGGCAGCGCATGGGTTCGCGGGCATACGGGGTACGTGCAGTGCGGTATTTGCCAGGCTCTGCTGCACCGGTATCACGCGGGATTCGCATGTACTCATCAGCCCACTCGTCGACCCATAAATCAGGGTCTGGCATTAGCCCTCGGCAAAACGCATCGCGGTACACCTCTGCACCGTCTGCGTATCCGGTGTGCATAGGCTCAGCTCTGTTTGGCAGTTCGTTTTTGTGCAATGGCCTTCTCTAGATCGACGCTATTCATCTTGGCCGCCTCGGTGAACAGTCGACGGAAGGTGTCGGTGAGGTGCTTCTCGATGTCCCATGGGTCGCTCATCCCGACCAGTTCGCCGGCGAGCTGCGGAGCAAGCCCAAAAAACTGTTCGCGAAGCATCCTGCCAGCAGCGAACGCGGCATCTTCGACAGCGGCGCGCTCAACCAGATTGCCTCGAACTTTGTAGAACTCGGTCTCTGCCAGCCCAGCAAGGTAGAACTCCCGATGCGCCTTCGATCGCTGGAAGTTGGGGCCTCCGCTCGGCGCGTGATCCGCTGGCTGCACCGCAGGTGTGTCGGCGCTTGGCTGGATGTGGGCCCGGACGTCCCGCTCGATGCGTTTTTCTTCATGCCGAGCCGCGACGGCTGCTTTGGCCGGATCAGCTGTCTCCTGAATCTTGGCCTCGGTGGCCAGCACATCCACCAATTTCCCATCGGGTGAAAGCACCAGGCGGCCGTTGTCTTTCAACCAGGTGATGTAACTGGGTGATCGCCCTATGCGTGCAGCGAAGGCGCTCTTTGACAAGAAGTTCGGATCCGTCATGAGCCCTCCATTTCAATGGCATTTCAACAAATAATTTTCAATTTCAACGGGTTGAATTTCAGTAAGCTGGCGAACTGTCCGCTAGCGTAAAGCCGCGGGTTTCCTGCCCCGTACTCCGGCCATGTCGCCAGGGTCCCCGGCATCGCCCTATTCCACCTCCCCTGCTCGGGCCTTGGACATTTCACATACGCCCAAGCGTTTCGCGGCCCAACGCTCGTATAAGCCAATGGCCACATCGGCACCGGCCATTGCGGTCAGGCACCCAATACCGCCTGCCGTCCAGATCGACATGCCCGCCGAGTAGAGCAGCATGATGGTCGATAGGCCGCAGACGATGCATGCCCCGGATCGCAATGCGATTCGGCGGATTAAAGGCCAGCCTCGGACTCCTGCTTTGTCAGCACGCCACATCTCACCAGAAACGCCACCCACCAACGAAATCACAATGACAAGCCATAGAGGCATATCGATCAGGGCGTGTTGCTCATTAGTCATCAGAGACTCCACTATTGGTTTTTTAAGATCTGAAAGCAGGGAAGAGGATGAACAGTATTACGTTCGTGATGAGCTTACTTGGAGCACTCGGCTCCATCGGAGGAATAGTCGGAGGGTTAGCCACTTGGGTCGCGCTGCCCCCTGATAAGCGTATAGAGCTTAAGAACCACATAGCTGCATTCTGGGCTCATTCATTCAAAGCACTGGTAGTGATAGGAGCTTTGCTCACTGCTGGAGCAAACGTCCGAGAGATCTATCTTTTCACAGTCGCTGAGACAGCCCCTTCAAGAGGCGAGATCGTCTTTTTGATCATCACTTGCTGGAACGCATTGATCTATTTCGCATCGGGCGTTGCCCTGTTCACGTTGTGGCGTAAAGAAGTTCACCCGCGCGATTTCCCAATGGACTCACAGACCTAAATTCTTTAAGTGCACTTACGATGAACCCCGCCATTTGGCAGGGTTCATTCGAGCTATGCCTAAGCGCATTTTTGATATCGTGACGCCTTTGTACATGCCACCGGAAAAACCGAAAAGGGCCTGTTTTCGGTTCGTCGCAATGTGGTGGCTATGGGGCGTCGATGTTGCTCACATGTCGCATAGTCACCCGACGAACGGTTTGCTCACGTACCCGTCCAGCCCTTGCTGCCAAGATGGCAAAGACCTGCAAGTGCAAGGCCTTGACCCAGTTCCGGTAGGTTCGGTCGGCGTCCTCAGCCAGCCCAACCTCGCGCATCTGCTCCCGCACCGTTGCCCCATGCAGGTAACGTAGGTGTGCCAGCTTGGCCAGGGTTGCCCCTCGTCCATCACGCCGCTCCAGCTGGACTACCGCTGCGTCGACTTCTGCTGCCGCGTGATCAAGACCAGCACCACCGACCAAGATGCGCGACCCTGACGATCCACCACGCGGTGCAGCGCCCTTCCATTCCATGATGCTGCCCATCTGGCTACCAAGGCTGGCTTCCAGCCCAAGCTGTGCTCGGCGCTCCCCCCAATGCTTCATCAGCTCTCCGATCAGGCGCAGGCGCTCGGTTTGATCGATGAGCTGCGCCATTTCGACCTGGTGAAGCATGAGCTGCACCTGGCTTTGCATGCGCAATTCCAGATCTTTCGTCATTGCCCGCCCTCGCCTAGCAGTACCCAACACATATTTAGCCAACCCAACACAAACCCAACACACTCGAAACCCAATAAATTCAATGGATTAGATCTATCCGTGTTGAGTGTGTTGGGTGTGTTGGGTTTTTCAGGGTTCACATAGAGATTTCTTACCCCCTCGATAACGCTGTTAGAAAAAAATCGCGTGCGCGCGCGCGTGCGAAAACCCAACACACCCAACACACACTCCCGCGACGCCAAGAAATCCGGGGCTTTGAATTGTGTTGGCTTGCAGGAATCAACCCAACACCAACCCAACACACCCAACACACTTACCGGCGTAGTCATGCTGCAAGCCTCTTGATGTGGTCCCAACCGTCCACGCTCCATCCCGCTAGCTTCGCTCGAGCACGCCACTCGACGACGTTCTTGCCCAGCTCGGCCGACTTCATGGATGGGGGCAGGGAAGGATCACCGTCACTGGGGAAGAAGAACGCCGCGAAACGCCGCGCGCTGCCATCCGTCCAGGGGATAGCGCGTGTCTTCTCCACCTTCGCACTGAGCATGAGCGAGAACTTGGTGTGGCTCATTGCGTTCTCTTTGTTGTGAGAGCACCACTCAAGGAACATGGCGTACACATCCGAAGTCAGGCAGCAGCCCCATAGGCCGTGCCCGAGCTCGCCTGCGCGCCAGAGATAAAAGAAGGTTTGCCAGGCAGTGCGGCTCAGCTCAACCAACCGCTGACGGGCCTCTGTTTTGGGCGGGCGTGTGCGCTGGTTAAAGTCACCGAGGTCGACGTCCAGCAGCCAGCCGTACAGGGCCGCTACCCCGCCGTTGGCCAGCTCTCTCGCAATCGCCTTCTGCCGCTCGGGAGGCAAGGTCTCCAGGGGCCACATCACCAGCATTCGGCGATCATCTTCGCTGATCGGCCACGGCATGATCTCGTTGCTCAGAAACGCCGAGTTCATGTGGTTGGCCTCCTCCCAACCGTTGATGAACTTCGACTCCATTCGGACCGTCTTGCCGGTGATCATGTGCTTGATCTTGCCGACCTGGTTGTAGCGTTGGTCGCGGCTAACGACTTCTTCGAAGACGGCCCACAGCTTGCCGCTCTGCCAGGCGTTGAAGTTACCTTCCAGCTGCGTCTGCCCAACCGTGGCGCCGTAACGACCGTAGAGCTCACCCATGATGTCCGCGAACAGCAAGCTCTTGCCCGAGCCTTCCATGGTGGAATGGAACAGGATCGCGGTATCCATCTTCGCCCCCATGTTCTGCAGCGGATAGGCGAGCCAGTTCACCAGCCACTCCAGCGCCTCAGCGTCATGGTTGCAGAGGAACGAGATCAGCCAGCGCAAGTTCTCACAGGCGGCGTCATCCCGCACCGGCTGATGGGGTAAGCCCTCGAAAGTGTTGATGTAGATAGCTGGGTCTTTGGTCATCGTCGGGTCGAACACGATATGGTCGACATCAACCACTCGGCGATTCGGGCTGTTCAGCCAGAGTTGATAGGCATCGCCCAGGGCCATCTTGACGCTGCCCTCGGGTAGACGACGCTTCTTCTCCCGGTCCCAAGCCTCTTTGGTGCCGTCGATGTAGACATACCGATCCAGCGGGTCGAGATTCAGCGCCCCGCCCTTCTTGCTCGACATCTTGCGGCCCTGTTCGAGCTCCTTGACCTGCTCGGCGGAGACCAACTTCTTGTCAGTCCTCTCCATCCATTGCTTCGCAAGGGGCTTGCCGACCAGCGCCTCAAAGCCTGATCGCTTCATCGACTGCCCTTTGTCCATGTCCCACACATTCGTGGTGCCTTCGACCAGGGCGAATCGGCGCATAGCACTCTTCAGAACCAGGCCCTCTCCCCCTGCCCCCCCATCGGCCGAGGAGCCGGCCGAACTGGCAACGGTCGGAACGCTAGTGTCAGGCTGGACAGCTGCATCAGCAGCGGTTTCGCCGTGCCCGGCCTGCTCGACCATCGATGGGGCACGGGGAAGATCACCCAGCGGCGGCGGCGCTGGCGGGCGTGACTTGGCGTCGATGCCGAGAATCTGCGCAGCCGCCCTGGTCGCTGCACGCTGGTCACCGTTGTGCACCAAGATGCAGAAGACGTCGAATGCATCGTTTTTGTGGCCGTTGGCCAGCGGGTCCGAGGTGTGGTGCGAGTAGAGTTTGTCATCCGTGATGCTCACGCCCGGCAGCCCCGAGCTGCTTTGCGGGCACAACCACTTCCCGCCCACACGCTTATAGCCATGCGCCTCAATGATCGTGGCGATGTCATGGCGGCGGTTGAACTCGGGGATCACCTCTGGCAGTGAGTCGCCCGATCGGGCGACTACGGGCCTCGGCATGGTGACTGGTCGAGCCGAAGTGACCTGCTTAGGTCGCCACGGGCAAAGAGCCTCTCCTGTCGGCTTGAAGTCTTCCCACCCCTGCCAGACAGCCAGCAGCTCAGGAGGCAGCTCAGGGATGCCCTTTGCATCAGGTGCATTTCGCCACGTGTACGGCTTACCGGTGCCAGGGTGGATGGATGGCGGCAGCACGTCCTGCACCAGGCCCGCGCGCAACTCGAACACCGTGAGCTTCTTGAACGGTTCAGCAGCCAAGCGGAAAGCGGCCTCACGGCCCGCGTCCTTCTGTTCAATAGCGGCCCTTACTTGAACCATGAGCCCCTTATGGATAGTGCCATCGGGGTCATTTTGATTTGGCCACACCAATGCGTGTTTCTTCAGTTCCACGCCCTCGGGGACGCGGAACATGATGCGGAAGCGCGCGGGATTGCCCACCGATGTCGGGTAGGCAGCAGCGAGCGCATCGACGTCGAGGCCATGCGTCTGCTGCAAAACCAACCGGGTAAACTCGACATCATCCACATCCAGCGAGCAGACATTACTTGGCCCAAGCACAACACCAAGGTTGTGGCTCGGGTTAGCCTTCCAGAACTGATCGGCACTCGCGGTATCAGTGAAGTAGCCACCAGGCCTGTTCCAGCCGTCACCCGTCGGCCCCTTTTTGCCCGGCTCGATGGGAACCAGGGCAAGACCGAAGGTTTCAATGTAACGCCGCGCCCAATCAGCTGTCGTAGGAGTTGGGCGCTCGCTCATCTGCGGCGCTCCCGCAACTCTTGGCAACTGATGCAAGTTTCGCAGCCCTGTACCAGTTGCTGCCGCTTCAGAGGGATAGCCTCACCACAGTCATCACAGAACTGGGCGCTTGGCTTAACGGGGCGGTTCGCATGCCGCCGAAGCGCAGCCTGCAGCAAGTACTCGGCCTGTTCGCTGGCCATGTCCAACGGATCGGGAATGTTAGCCATTGCAACGATCCTCCATCGCCTGGCGCGCACCGGCCATGATGGATAGCACCTGGCGGATAACATCCATCCCCCGTTGCTCCAGGTCCAGAACCTCTGCCGGAGTCCAGACGTTATCGGAGGCCCCATCGTGCAGACTACCTACGAACTCACCCGACTCCTCAAGGAGCTTGGCGACCGCCTTCAGTGCATCATTCGTTGCCGGTACCGGCTCAGGGCGATACCACACGGCTCCTGCCGGACGGACCAAGGCGTCGAGCAGGCGCGGATCCGCGGTCCACTGCACGATCTCTTCCAGCTCATCCGGGGTGGGCCAGCGACGCTCTTCGTTGTGGTGAAGCTTCTTCTGCAGGGTATCCACCTCAAGCCCCATGTCGAAGGCCAGCTTGGTGATACCACCGCGATAATCACGACCAGCGCGGTAAAGCGCCTGCCGCAAGGTGAGGACCGGGCCAGCGCCCGGCAATAGATCGATGCGACTCATAACCGTAAAACCTCGATTTACGGTGTAGTCACAGGAACAGGTAGGACCTATCCTACAACCACGACCGATGTGCTGTGCTGTGCGTCGTCGTCGCTGGACTGGGGAGGTGAGAGGCCCCGGTCCAGCACCTTACTTTCTGGCTTTTCTCAAGTAGGCCCAATCGATATCAGGCCGCATCACTTCACAACGGATCACTCCGCTCGTTTCCCGGTCCAGGCTTACAGCCAAGCCGGCGCTCGCACGACGATTCCCATAAGCCACTTGTTTCAGCTGGCCCGCAGACGTCCCGCAGCGGCGTGCAAAGGCCGCAAGCCCTTCCTTGTCCATCGTTTTCAAGTAGTCGCTAAGCGTCATACACACCTCCATTGGCGGCGAGATTAGCAATTGCTAATCAGCAAAACAATAGCATCTTGTAATTTACTGTTTGCTAACGGAAAGCAATCATCACCGGATGGATATCAACGAAAGGCGTATCGCCTCCCTCCGCAAGATCATGGGGACCATGAGCCAGAAGGAATTTGCCGAGGCTCATGACCTGGACGCGTCGTATCTGTCGCAACTATTGAACGGCCATCGCAAGCTGGGGGAGAAAGCTGCGCTCAATCTAGAGCTCAAGATCGGGCTTACTGCAGGGACGCTAACCTCTCCGCAACCGGAGGGTCCCACTCACAAAGCCCCGGATAACGTCGTTCAGCTCTCGGCGCGAGCCACCAAAGACAAGAACTTCGTCCTGATCCCGTACCTCGACATTGCGGCATCGATGGGGCATGGCAAGGCAGCCCCCTATATGCACATTGAAGTGATCCGCGACATGACCGTGCACCTCGACTGGCTGAGGATGCAGGGCCTTACGTTCTCTAAGGTCGACAACCTGGCGATCATCTCTGGTAACGGCGACAGCATGACTGGGACGTTTGCAGATGGTGACGCGCTGCTGGTTGACCGAGGAATCACCGAGGTCAAAACAGACGCCATCTACGTCTTCACACTGGACGGAGATCTATACATCAAGCGCCTGCAGCGGCTTACAGGTGGACAGCTGAGAATGATCTCGGACAACCCGATTTATCCTCCCATCACCATCGACCTATCGATGATCGACCGCATGCATATTCAGGCCCGCGTGCTGCTCGCCTGGAACGCTAAAAAGCTCTAACGCTCACCTCTTTCCGCAGGTACCGGCCATCAGGCAGGTACTGCTATGCCAAAAATATTTAGCATTTGCTATTGCCGAGTATTTTAGCTTTTGCTAATTTCGCCCCGTGTCACCCTCTCACGCAAAGGACACGGACCATGAGAACAGCACAGCACAAAGGACCGGGAACGGTTCTGATCCACCCCACAGCCTGCAGCAGCTTGCAGAAAATCCTGGCCTTCCAGCGCCGTACCGGCTTGCAGCTGGTCATCACCGAGGCCGGTACCGTTCAAGCCGTCCCCTCGCCATGCGCAGGGGGTGCCGCATGAGCGAATACACGCTCTCTCTGAAGCGAGTGATGTTGCTGCAAAAGACGCTGGAAGACGGCGGCACCACTACCTGCCCGCTGCGCCGACCAGAAACGACGATGGACGCGGAGATTGAAGTCGAGAACGACAGCCAGGCCCACCGCTTGAGCGTTCGCTTTGGCCCGCTCACTAGCTCAATCACGCTCAAGCGTGGCGACTCTGCCAAGTACATGGCCCTGCGGGACTTCCTCCAAGACGTGGCGAACGGCCGAACCGAAACTGGCCAACTCTCGCAGGAAGACATCGACTTGAGGGAGGCGCTAGACAGCGTAAACACCGTCATCCGCGCCGATCAAATCGCCTACATCACTGCTACCACCAACCCTGAGCTACCGGTTGGCGCAGTAGTGACCAATGACCTGGGTGAGATCTGCGCAGCCGCCACCGGCACTTGCAAAGAGCACCTCGCTCAAGTCATCCGCACCCAGCTCCGGCCCGCCCAAGAGGGGCTCGGGGAGCGCGCATGAGCAGCACACTGGAGCAATTGCGCAGCCAGTGGAGCACGCCCTGCCCCACGTTGACGGCTGTAAGGGAGCACTACTTCTCCCACATCGGGACTGACCGCCGCTTCCGGGAGCTGATCAATAAAGGCCAGATCAAGTTGAAGCTCAAGAAGCTGCACAACTCGGCAAAGGCACAACACGTGATCTACCTCCACGACCTGGCCGAGTACCTCGACCGCCAGGCGGAAGAGACGAAGCAGTCGGCTTGAACCAGACGGCCCCGGTCTACAGGGGCAACCAGCTCGCCGTCGACCTCTCACTTATACCGATGGCGGGCAGTTCGGAGCACAGCACATGCAACCCTACCAATACGCACTCAGCGCCGGGATCGTCCTACTCTTCGTCTTGGCGATCCTGCCCTACTTGCTCGCTGGAGCCCGTCGCCGGGCATATGAAGAAGGCAAGGAAATTGGCTTGGCGGAACGCAATGCCACGCATGCCCAGCGGCTCAGAACGCTGAACGAAGAACTGGCAGAACTCGCCGTACAACGCGAAGCCGACCAGCGCAAACACCTCAAAACCGTGGCAAACCTCAAGCTCACCATCAGCGAGCTCGAGGAGCGGATGATGTCCTACACCGGCATGCCGGTGACCAGGGTCGATTACGAGCTGCTGACAAAGGTCGGCGAAACACTGCAGCTCGCTCATCGCACCATGAAAGCCTTGAAGTCGGATCAGCAGGCGAGCCTGGCTACAGCACAGGCACTCAGTGTTGATTCGCTCGCCAAGCGCATTCACGCCCAGCTGCGCAGCACCCCAGCCACGGCATCGACTGCGGAGGCTGCAGCATGACAACCGTTATCCAACAAAACTGCCTTGATGGCCGCATAACCACGCACAAGCATCTCTGGGAAACAGTGGACCCTTACGACGGCGGTTATCACATCTGCAAGAAGTGCAAACTCGGCTCTCAAGGCGAGCGCCTTGCGACTCCTTGCCCCGTGTCCGACGCCGAGTATCACGCCGTCGCTTGGCTCGGCCAGGCCGGGCTGTATCGAACTAGGTTTGAGGCCGTGCGCAACTTCGAGCAGTCCGTAGCGCCGGTTACCGCCAACGAGTTGTTCAACCTTGCTAGCAAGCAGGTGCTAAGTCAGCTCAATGAGGGTCAGCAATCCGCTCGGCCCAGCAACGCAGGGACGAATTCGCAGGAACAGGAGGGCCATGCGTGAACACAGCCTTTGTTTTGATGGCGCAGTACAACGGCACGGCGATTATCTCGCTCGAACAGGTATGCGCTGACTACTTCACGCACCTCACGCCGCTCGTATTCCAACGCAAGGTGCTGGCCGGGGAGATCAAGCTGCCCATCACCCGACTTGAACCGAGCCAGAAGAGCGCCCGAGGCATACACATTGCCGATCTTGCGCTCTATCTGGACCAGCAGCGGGATGCTGCGCGCAAAGAGTGTGCGCAATTGAATAAGAGGTGATCGGCAGGCTGATACGGAGATTGAACCCTGAATGATCAGTGTCAACCGCACGCACGGAACATCTGGCTGCATCCGCCCCCTCCACCCCGTCGAATACGCTTCAGCCTCCTTGCCTCGATGGCCGCCTACGATCGGCGGCTATCAACCCGCCCCCCTGAACCGGCTGGATCGGAACGGCAGAAATACCCAAATCCATTACGTGATAGCGACCGCTTTCGCCCATTGCAGCCAGCCAACTTATGTAGAAACCGGACAAAACAGCCAGTGGCTCGCGGCAGAGCTTTGAGCAACGGCAGTGTTTACATGGGCTGAGTACAAAAAACGGAAACTCTCTAAACGAGGCGTGGCCGTGGCCATGTCCAATGGGGTCACCCGTCTAGTCTGACTTCCCGCAGGACACATATACCGCCCCCAGGGCGGTTTTATTCTTCTATCACACTCAGTCGGGAATTTCTCCTCCTGCATACTCGGCATACATGTACACCGTAGCCTGCGTACCCCCGCAGCTTCCGTGAGGGATAGGTGCTGCTGGCCTGACCGGATAGGAAAGCCGGCTACATTCGGTATAATGAAGCCACTTTTTGTGTGCCACTATTTAAGAAAGCGGTGTCTACTAGATTCTGGAAAAAAATGAACGGTTCGATGGCCCGCTCACTGCTTTAAAATCCCTCACAATGGGGGGCGGAAGGAAGAATAGGCTACTCCAGATGGAAGCCCTACTCTGTTAATTTCGCGGAATTTAGAAGGCAAACCAATGAACGAGAAAGGCAATGATGGAACTATTCAATAAAATAGCAAACTTGATAATGAAAAAGTTTGATGTATTGTTCAGCGGGCTGGGCGTTACGATTATTGTAGCAATAACTACGGGAATATTTTATACGGCAAAAAAAATAATCACAACAGTAAAACTTCGAAAGCTGACGGAGGAAAGCCCAAAACAAACAAAGAGTAATCTGCCACTAGAAATATCAGAGCCGCCAAGCAAAAAAAATCCGCTAAAAGTACCAAATTTCAAATTGATACGGACCAGGCTCAGCTTTACAGGCGGGCATAACCCTGTTAAGGACTACGAGTTCAAGGTTACAAATAGCGGCGGCAAGGCATTTAATGTTGCAGTGACAGGCTCTATCCTTCGAAGCCCTATTGAACTACAAGACATAAATCGGCATGGCTCAAAATCTTTTGTCCTCGCATTCGGGGGGGATGACCTCCCCCAAGAGATAGCCGTGAAAGTTATTTCTCTTGATGAGGAGGGTGATCCTCATAGTCAAGTTATTCGCTTGCATCTTGTAGGAACCGACTACATTGCTACATGATAGCACTTAGTACTGGGCATGAATTTCACATGAAGGGTTCACTATCTTGCTCGGCTATTTTAGTTGCTATCCTAAAATAACAACCAGTAAACTAGCCATGCGTCGCGAGGGGCGAGGGGCATGCTGCATTCCATGAACAGCAGCTATTGGGCATTTATTGCCCTCCGCGAACGTCCGCTTTGATTCCATAGCGGTCCGTCGCGACTGGCTGCTTTCGATCAGAATCAGCCCTTGACCGAGGGGTGCAAACGGCCAAAAACGGCTGTTCCACTGTATTTATGGAGGGCCGACTCTCAAATTCCTAACTTATCAGTTTCTACAGGTTTCACGCGAGACTTACGAATCTCAGCGGAGTGATAATAACCACCTCCATAGGAGCGCCCAAAGCACAAAAAGCTCCCACTCACCACCAAGCTTATTGTTGATATGGTTACGTAAAACCAATTCACGGGCTTACCCATTGAAAACTCAGGCAAAGAATAGAAGTACAAACACACCCAAAGCATCGAAACGTACAAGCTAATGATTTGGTTTACTTTAGAGACCGATATCTTTGATGGCCCTGTTACAAGGTCCACTGCCTTCTCATAAGCCGAGGTACTGACATTTCGAGAAAGCACCACCTTATATAGAGGACCCATGACATCATCCTCAAGTACGTCTACATGTTTTTCCCAGTTTTCCTGCCAAAATTTACTACCTTTATTTGCGCAAAACCAAGCAAAAGAAAAGACAAAACCAAGATTTGCCAATATTACTGCCAAATCTTGCTTATTTGATGCGCTAGAGGCTTGAACGGCGATAAAGCCAGCAAATGTGGCTCCTATGAATGTCCAAAAATACGCTGCCCTCTTCCAGTAAAGGTCAATCTCAAACTTTCTGATATCTAGCGCTTGAACTAGAGCTTTCTCTTGTTTGCCTTTAAATTTTTTATCATACTCATCTGCAGTCAATTTTTCGGTAGTATGTGGCATGCTTACGCCTCCAGCCTTAAGCTCACTCGAGCTCCCATTGTACTTAAGTTTGAGCAATACGCCATCAGACTGAAGAAGCTGCACCCCCTGCTCTTTTTATTTGGCAATGACTCTCACATAAATTCAAGCTGGTCACGCTCTTTCTGGCGTATGAATGCGCAACGGTTCCCTTACCTGGAACTCGAAAGCCAAAATTAAACTCAGCCGCTAGAGGAAAGTGCTTATGCATTTCGGTCGGTTCCTTCCTGTATTCACTAGCCGCTTCGCGTCAAAAGCGGCCAAGTCAGACAGACGAATCGACCCAAAGCGGTGTGACGTACAGGGCAGATCATGGCTTCTCCGTCCCCATCAACCCATCGAACGCTAATCAGGCCCGATGCAGCCGGGTGGTCAAAACGAGTACAGTGATGGTCAATTCTGCGCATACTCCGACCAATTACTCAACCCGGGCGCCTAGGGTGACCGGGGCCTGGGTAATCCGCTCTAACCAACTCCATTCCAGGTATCTATCCCCACGCCCCCTCAGATGGGTGTAACGCCGCAGCGAGTTCCAGTCACGATGACCGGAAACACTCGATACGCGCGGGATATCCCAATCCATTTCGAACAGCCTGCTCACACCTTCGTGGCGCAGATCGTGAAAATGCAGGTCCTCCACGCCAACCATCTTGCATGCCCTGGACCAGGCCGTGCCAATAGAGTCGGTGTTGTAAGGGAAGATCTCAGTGCACTGACGAGGCATGCTTTGCACAATCGCCCACGCCTCATCCGGCAGATGGCACCACACATCGTTGCCGATCTTCTGCCCGGGGTTCTTCATGTCCCGAACTTTCACCGCCTGGCGGTGCTCATCCAGATCCTCCCACATGATGCGAGCAATCTCGTCCATACGACGCGTAGAAAAGATGGCAAACGCCACGACCTTCGGCATGTGAATGACTGTCGGACGCCGTCCAAGCATCTCGAAAAAATGCTTAAGCACCTTGTCGAGCTCTTCGAGCGTTGGCCGGCGATCCCGCTCACGGCTTTTCATGTTGTAGCCTAGACGCTTCAGGACAAGCCGTGCGTCGGGCATAGCCTGGGGGTTTATCTCGTACCCCCACGCTGCCCTGGCCAGCGACAACACTGACCCAAGGTGAGCCAGATCATTGCCGGCTGTCTGCGGCTTGATACCACCGCCTTCAGGGCTCATACGCCAGAGGGCATAGTCCACTAGCACCTGCTGAGATATGTCTGAGTCGACCACTTCCCCGAGGTAACTGTTCTTGATAGCCAAGAGGGTCTGCCGCTTCGTCTTACCCAGCGGCCGGGCTTTCTCGGCTTCCACCAGATAGCGATCAATCATGTCCTTGACTGCGTGCCCACCACGGTTGGCCCGCTCGATCGCGCCCGGCTCTGCCAATTCTGTCTCTCGTCGCTTCGCCCAGGCCTGAGCTGCCTGCTTGCGGGCGAACGTCTGGGCTTCTTGGTAGACTATGACACCCTTTTTCTTGAGGCGGATCTGGACGGTATAGCTAACCGTTCCATCGGCCTTTTTCCTTGCTCTAATCGTTGCCAT